AGACACGAACGACGTCTTCTGGGACACGGTCAGCGCGCTGGGTGCGATGGAGGACGTCACAAAGCGCGACGCGATCGCGCAGGAGCTGTTCGGTAGGAGCTTCGACCAACTGATCCCGCTGGTCAACGCCGGGCGTGAGGGCTGGGAGGCGGCAGCCGAAAGCGCGCCGGTCGTAAGCGACGAGAATGTCCAGGCGCTGGCCGACTGGGACGATGCCTGGCAAGAGCTGGATGCGACATTCACCACGGCGAAATACGAGTTGCTGGCGCAGTTTGCGGGCGCGTTCACGTCGATCGCTCAGGCGCTGACGGACGCGATCAACGCCTTCCGCGACTGGTCGCAAACCGAGGAGGGCCAGGAAGCGCTTCAGGGCCTCGGCGAGGCCGCGCAGACGCTCGTCGAGACGTTCGCAGAGGACGCGGACTTCAGCGTGCTGGTCGGCAAGGCGACCGAGATCGTGCAGGGATTCACCGACGCGCTGGGCTGGCTGACGAAAGACGAGAATATCGACAAGGTCAAGACGGCGCTGGGCGCCATCGCAGCGGCGTGGGCCCTCGGGACTGGCGGCAAGCTGATCGCCAGCGTCACCGGCGGTATCGCCGGGCTCAAGGGGCTTATTGCCGGCGGCGCAGGCGGTGCGGCGGCATCAGCCGGAACCGGGGCGTTGAGCTCTGGCGCTGGCACGGCTACTGCGACGGCAGTCGGGGCCAAGACCGGCTCGCTCCTGTCGACCGCCGGTACAGTGGCTGGGAACGTGGCAGTCATCGGCTTGCCTGTCGCCGTGGCGGCTGGCGCGGTATACGGATTCAATAAGCTGCAAGCCCACGAGGCCAACAAGCCCGAGTTCGCGCAGATATATGGCGACTGGGAGTCGGCGGACGCCAACGACACGATCCTCGGCAATCTGACCGACGAACAGGCCGAGGCAATCCGCGCGTACTGGCAGGTGTACGAGGATACTGGCAGCGAGGCCGCCATGGACGCGCGCGAGGCGTTGGTCGACGCATTCGCAGAGGGTGGCGTGATGCGGCCGGAAGACGCCACGACGCTCGTGGAGGACACGTTCGACCAGGCGTTGAACGGCATGGACACGGACGGGACCGTCGCGGTGCTGGCCGAAAAGATCCCCGGCATATTCGAGCAGGCGCTTGCCGAGGCCGTCAAATCCGGGAACTTCCACGACCGCGGTTTCAGCGGGCTCGAATCGCTTGATGTATCGAAGCTGTGGAACGATGTCGGCAAGGGCCGGAGCTTCACGGGTATCGACTCGCTGACTGCCGAGGACTTCATGCCAACAGAAGAGGCATACCGCGAGGGTATAGCCCAGTGGACGGCTCAGTATGGCGACGCGGCAGCCGCGCAGCTCGCTGGCCTCGACCTCGGCCCGGCGTTCTCCGTACCGATCGAGCAGGCGCAAGGCCCGCTCCCGGACCAGTCGGCGCAGGCTGGCCAGGCGACCGGGCAGGGCTTCGCCAACGGCCTGTACGACATGGGCCCGGCGGTGGCTGCTGCGGCAGCATACCTCGCCAACATCTCGCAGAGCACGCTTCGGTCGGTGCTGGGCATCGCCTCGCCTTCAAAGGTGATGGCCGAGCTGGGCGGATACACCGCGGAAGGCTTCGCGGAAGGCATCGAGGACAGCGTCTGGCGCGTTGAGCGCGCGACCAGCAGGATGGTCGATGCCACCCAGCAGACACCCACTTATGGGCGTGCTGGCGCGGGCGGAGGCGCTGACAGCGGCGACATCCGCGCGTATATCGTGATGGATAAAGAGATCGTGGGCGAGCTGGTCGCGCCCGTCGTGGACGGGTACATCGGCGCGTCGATCCTCGATGTGAGGTGAGAAAATGGCAAGGCATTTGGAGATTTGGCTGAACGATATGGCACTCCGCGAAGTGTCGCCGCTGATCCTGATCAAGAATCTGCACGAGAAAGCCGTGCAGTCGCGCGCCACTTTCGGCGACATCGCCGGGCTGGACGGCCAGCGGCTGATCGACAACCGGCGCACGGCCAAGACGATCACGGTGGAGTTCAACATCCGCGAGCTGTACGATCTGGGCGTGCGTCAGCAAATTATCGACTCGGTGAATCGCTGGGCAACGGACGGGTGGCTCAAGTCGAGCTCACATCCGGGCCAGCGCATCTATGTCCACGCGACCGGGTGGCCGACCGCCGAGAACGCGCGGACGTACACGGACAGCTATACCATCACGTTCACTACCGGCGCGTCGGCGTACTGGGAAGACGAGATTCCGACAGTCTGGACAGCGACCGGGACGACCGGCTCGGGAACGTTGGCGAACTATGGGAGCGCTGAGGCGCTGGCATTCTTCACGGTGGAATCCGAGAGCGCGCTGACCTCGCTGAGCGTGACGGTGGGCAGCACCCAGATCGCGCTGACAGGCCTGAGCGTGCCGGCATCGACGCCGGTGGAGCTGTGGCATGATGAGCGTGGCATCCTCCGCATCGAGGCGGGCGGGGTGAGCCTGCTGTCGCACCGGACACCGGCCAGCGCTGACGAGCTGATCGCCCAGCCTGGCGTGAATGAAGTCGCGTTCGAGGCGAGCGCCTCCGCCACGGTCAGGATCGGCGTGAGGGGGCGATACAGATGATCAAGGTGAATTTGCCGCGCAGGCTCGACCAAAGCCTTGTCGAGGTGGATCGGCTCCAGCCCACATCCCTGACCGTGACGGTGTCGCTGCGTGAGGCCTCGACGGCCACGATGACGCTCCCGACCGAGGATGTGCAGATGCACGACATGATCGAGCTGTTCAGCGTGCGCGGGAGCCTCGGCCTGTACCGCGTGAGCGACATCGAGGCGAGCCCGCGCAAAGAGTGCAGCGTGACCCTTCGCCACGCGATCGACACGCTCAGCGATGACGTGTGGGCCGCGCAGCTCGACTATGACGGCACGGTGGCTGGGTTCCTGGCCGACCTGCTTGATCAGCAGACTGTGGTGCGGTGGCAGTTGGGCACCTGCGCGGACACGGCTGACTGGAAGAAGAGCGGGATCAACTATTCTCGCCTGAGTGAGCTGCTGTGGGAGCTGGCAGACGACCGGCGCGATTATGGCTTCACGTTCGACTTCAGCACCACACCATGGACGCTCAACTTCGTCGAGCTTCCGACGGCTGTCGGTGCCGAGGTGCGCCTGAGCCGGAACGTCGAGTCGCTCCAGATCAGGCGCTCTGACGCCGACATGGCAAACAAACTCTATATGAGCGTAACCAACGGCACCCAGGTGACGATCCAGACCTATGAGAACCAGCAGAGCCAGGCGCTGTATGGGTTGATCGCCAAAACTGCCGACATCAACGTGGACGACGTGCCCGACCCGGCGGCGTGGGCGGGCGACTTCCTCGCGCGCAGGGCATCGCCCGGCGTTCAAGTGACAATCAACGGGTATGAGCTGTCACGCCTCACCGGCGAGACGTTCGATGAGATGGCCGTGGGCAAGAAGTGCCGGGTGGCTCTGCCGGGAATCCCTGAGACGCTCACCGAGACCATCGTGGCCGTGACGTACCCGGACATCTACGCCACGCCTGAGCGCGTGACGGTCGAGCTCAACAACCACTTGGAGAAATTCAGCGAGACCATAGCCAGCCTGAAGAAACGCGCTGGTGGTGGCGGCGGCGGAGGTGGCGGCGGAGGCCGGCTCGCGTCGGCTGCGGAGCTGAAGCGCTGGGCGCAGGTCGTGAGCGCGCTGGACGCCATCGCCGAAACCAGTGAACTGAAGAAGCTCGTCGAGACGGGCATCGTGCTGGTGCCTGGTGGGGCGACCATCTACAGCCTCATCGAGGGCATCGAGTCGAATCGCGGCCAGATCGACGTGAACGCCAACCAGATCTCGCTTGTCGTGGACGGGAATGGTGTCAAGGCGGCTTCGATCGTGGCGGCCATCAATAACGGGTCGAGCTCGATCAAGCTGACCGCTGACCACATCACGCTGGATGGCGATGCGGTGGCCACGTCCCTATCGGGCAAGGACATCAACGCCAAAGACCTGAGCGCCAACTTGCTGACCGTGTCGAACGGGTTGACGCTGTCGACCGGTCAGACGGGCGGCTTCTGGGTGAACGGAAACAGCATCGGCTACCACGCCCTGAAGATCGGCACAAACTCAGGTTTGACCAGTGCGTCATGCCTGATGGGCGGAGGCGCGGATGTGACTCTGGCCCACGCCCACAAAATGACGATGGACTCGAGCGGCGTAGTTACGGCCGGCGAGGCCGTGCCGATCGGAGATGCTTCGGCGACTTTTAATATTGCCGCGACTGCATGGTACCAGCAGCGGATCGCGGCGGCACAACAGGCTGGTGCAGCAGGGGTTACGCTCTCACAAGGCGGCTGGGACGGAAGCGGCAACAATATCGTCACGGCGTCGAACGGCGCTACCGAGACGGTGACGCTGCCATCATTCACTTCGAGTGGCGGTACGACATGGTCGAGCGGCGTGACTGACGTATACTTCAGTACACCGAGCGTAAGTCTGCCACTACTCACGAAGCAGGTGAGCCTACCGGCGACAAGCGCGTGGTCAGCGACCGGATCGGTTAGCCCGCCATCGTCGGCCGGCACGATAACAGTGCGAGTGGGCGGCGCAAGTCGGACATTCAGGTGGAGCGGAACAAGCTGGACATAAGGAGGATAAGATGGACAAGCTCGAATTGATCAACAACCTCATCGTTCAGGTGGATGCGCTCGCGGACGCGCGCGGGGCGCTCAAGTGTAAGCTGATCGTCGACACAATCAATCAGCTCAACGCGCTCAAGGAAATGATCCAGGCTCCCGCGCCTGAACCGGACGACCCTGACGGCGAGACCATCGGCGGGAAGACCTATAAATATGGGGAGGTAGCCAAATGAGCAGCATATCCATTGAACGGACAGTGAACCTCAACGGCCCGATCATCCCGGACACCCTTACGGGTGTGCTGAACTGCGGCGAGGTCGACTCGCACGAGTTCACGATCTCGGCCACGCTCGATAATGAGCTCTTCGCCCTGAGTGGCGTGGTCACGGCGAACTTCATCCGCTCGGACGGCGTCACCGTCCCGCTCACCGGCTCGATCAGCGACGGTGCTGCCGTGGTGGTGCTGAACAACTTGTGCTACAACGTCCCTGGCCGATTCGCGTTCACTATGTTCATCACGTCCGAGGGCGTGACCACGGCGATCTACGGATGCACCGGCACGGTCCGGCAGACCGATTCCGGCAGCATCGTCGACCCTGGCGAGATCATCCCCAGCGTCTCGGGCCTGATCACGGCCATCAAGAACGCGATCGCGGAGATCCCCGCTGATTACAGCCAGCTTTTGGCAACGCAGGCCCCGACGTTCTCCCCATCCACGCCCTACGCCGCCGGTGCGTATGTCTGGTATGACGGGACGCTCTACCGCTTCACGGCGGCCCACGCCACCGGGAGCTGGACAGGCTCAGACGCCACGACGGTCACGATCGGCGGGGAGCTGGCTGACATAAAAAGCACAATGACGCTTGAAAACATTGCTGAAGGGATCATCCCGGCAGATGGGGGAAGTGGCTCTTATTCGGATTC